GGTTCCTACCAGTACGGCCCGGCCACCGGCGTTACCGCTACCAACTGGAAGGTTGAGCGTATCACCAATGCGGCCACCACGCAGGTGGCTACTGCTGATGCAGCATCCCTGACCGCTGTCTCTGACACCAACAGCGGCACTGGCTTCATCATCGGCGATGCAGGCGGCGACAATGCCGTGTCCAGCCTGAAGTACCGCGTGACTGCAACCCACGGTGCAGGCGTGACCGCAAAGGATAATCTCGGCGCGGCATCCAGCCCTGTCGTGGCCATTGCGGCCGGCACTAAGACCAAGGACACCGGATCCTACACCCCGTTCCGTAATGTTTTCTATGGCACGTCTACCGGCAAGCCTGCTCTGGACAGTGCGGCCATCCGCGCACTGGGCAAAACCGGCAAGGCGTACGCAGCCGGTACGCTGACCCTGAATGTTCCTGCCGGTACGCAGCGTGTGGCCATCGCCTGCATTGCTACCGCAAAGGGCGTCACCAAGGTCATCAACGAAACCGCCATGAACGCAGATGTCACCAGCACCTTCGTGAAGTCCACCGTCCCTGTTGAGGGCGCAAACGGCTATGTGGCGAAGGACTATAACGTCTGGGTCTTTGAGCCTGCCGTTGCTTATGGCAACGCCGCAGTCCTCAAGGTAACGCTGGGCTAAGAGGGGAGGAACTGAACATGGCTGTGAACAATACCGCAAAGACCTACTCCAACATGGAGTTCCCCCTGAGCATGAAACGTCAGGATGCTTTTTCTCTTGACCCCACCTGCGTGTGGCCGTCTATGGCTGACGCGCAGAACTATGCGAAGACGAACCCGACCGCCTACATCGGTCAGGTCCTCTCCGTGGTCGTGGACGGGGTTGCCACCTCGTACACCATCCAGAATGCCGCCGGTGATCTCGCCCCGCTGGGCGCTGCGTCGGTTGACATCGCAACCGATTCTGAGGTGAGCGAAATGCTGAGTGAAGTATTTTCCACCGATAACGCCTGATAAAGATATGGAGGAATGAACGATATGGCATACAATGAGGAAAAGCTGGCCCGCCTGAAGCACCTGAAGCAGCTCGCACAGAAAGCTAAGGCTGAGAGCGACGCTGTTGCTACTCGTGTTAAGGCTCTGGAAGATGTTGGCGCACAGGCCAACGTCATCGAGAGCATCAAGGTGAACGGCACGGCGCAGGCCATCAGCAGCAAGTCCGTCAACATCACCGTGCCCACCAAGGTCGGCGATCTGACCAACGACCAGAAGTTCCAGACCGAAACTCAGGTGTCTACCGCCATCAGCAAGGCCGTTGCCGCTGCTGACCACCTGAAGCGTAAGGTCGTGAACTCCACCGCAGACATCGACCTGAAGGCTGCTGACGCATCCCAGTATATCTATATGGTCTCCAAGGGCACTGCCGGTGAGGCTGACAAGTACGACGAGTACATGGTCATTGACGGCGTTCTGGAAAAGATGGGCGACTGGGGCGTTGACCTGAGCGGCTACGTCCAGAAGGAGACCGGCAAGGGCCTGTCCACCAACGACTACACCACCGCCGAAAAGACCAAGCTGGGCGGCATTGAGGAAGGTGCAAACAAGTACACCCATCCCACCCACACTGCCGCTGCCAGCGGCCTGTACAAGGTGACTGTGGATGCTCTGGGCCATGTGACCGCAACCACCAAGGTTGTCAAGAACGACATCACCGGTCTGGGCATCCCTGCGCAGGACACTACCTATACGGAGGTCACCCAGAGCGCAAACGGCCTGATGACCGCATCTGACAAGACCAAGCTGGACGGCATGACCATTGCCACCGATGCTGAAGTCACTGAGATGCTGACCGAGGTCTTTGGCGCAACCGCCTGATAACCCATAAGTAAGAATGCAGCGGCAGGGGAATGGACTCCTGCCGCTGTTATTTTTGGAAAGGAAAGCGAACATGAGCGACAAACTCAACACGCTTGAAGCGCTTAGGCTTGCTTCTCTGAAGGCAAAGGGTTACACGGCAGAACAGATTGCAGAGTTGTCTTCTGCGATGGAAGACATCATCAATGACATCAACGATTCACTGAAGACCTGCGAAGCTCATGTGCAGTCGGCTCATGCTCCTGCCAATGCGGAAGAAAACGTCATCGTTAGCATCCAGAGGAATGGGCAGGCTATCCCTCCCGACAACAAAGTCGTGAACATCGAGGTTCCGACCAAGACCTCTGCGCTGGAGAACGACTCCGGCTATGCCACGACGGAAGATGTTGAGGAAAAGGTCAACGGGGCCGGGCATCTGAAAGCCGTCCCTGTCGATGCTCTCCCTGCGCCCAGTGAGGCAAACGCTGACACCATTTATTTCCTTCGTAAGAACAACAGTGAAGCTGGGAAGCAGTACAGAGCGTACAAGCTCATCCACGGCATCTTTGAGATCGTTGGCTCTGCCGAGGTCGATCTCACGGGCTATGTTCAGCAGGAAACCGTGGAAAAGGCCGATGATAGCATCATCAAGAGCATCTACAGCAGAATGATCTCGCCTGCCGAAAAGTATCTGGGAAGCGGGAACCTTTTGCTGTTCTGGACGATGCTGAAGGAACTGCTCAACGGTCATGAGTCCAACATCAATGATCTGCTGGCCCGCGTGAAGCTGCTGGAGCTGATTCTCAGCGCCGATGTTACCGGCAATCCGTACTACGTCACCTTTAACACCCTGACAGATGTTGTCGTGTCCAGCGGTATCTGGAATGAGGCCGATGGACGCATTGAGTTTTAACAGGAAGGAGGGAGCGCAATGCACATACCTGAAGATGAGGCCGAACGTCGGCGCTTAAATGAGCGGGGACGCGAAATCCTGCGGCGAAAGAACGGCGCTGTGCGTCCGCATCGTGAGGATGGCTATGTGAACCTCCTGAACAAGTACGGAACCAAGCAGGATAACTCCGAGGCGTACAAGTTTGAGCGGGAGCCGGTCATTCCTGATATGCAGCTCACTGGGCTGTATGAGGGCAACGGTCTGTTCTCCAAAATCATTGATACGCCTGCCGAGGAAGCACTGAAACATGGCTTCGACCTGAACCTGAAAAGCGATGAGGTGAATGCCTTTGTGGAAGACGCTCTAGATGATCTCGAATGGGAGGAGAAGGCCGCCACCGCCATCAAGTGGGCGCGACTCTACGGCGGCGCTCTTATCGTCATGCTGATCGACGATGGGCGCGGGCTGGAAGAGCCTGTTGACTGGGAACATATCCGCAGCATTGATGAGCTGCGCGTCTATGAGCGCTCCATCGTGCAGCCCGATTCCTCCAGCCTGTACCAGCAGGATTACGGCGGGAAGGGTGTGGGGAACCGGGTGTCCAAGTTCGGACAGCCGGAATATTACTATGTTTCCAGCATCTACGGTTCCTTCAAGGTTCATGAGAGCCGCTGTCTGGTGTTCCGCAATGGCGTTCTGCCGGAGCAGACCTCCAATGCAACCTACCTGTTCTGGGGGATGCCGGAGTACGTCCGCATCCGCAGGGCACTGCGAGAAACCGTGACCGCCCACACCGACAGCGTAAAGCTGCTGGAGCGGAGCGTGCAGGCAATCTACAGCATGAAAGGGCTTGCCTCCCTCCTGACCACGGATGACGGCGAGAACCAAGTGCTGAAGCGCTTGCAACTCGTCGATACCTCCCGTGGTCTGTTGAACAGCATTGCCATTGACTCCGAGGGCGAGAATTACGATTTCAAGACGTTCCAGTTCTCCGGCGTGAAGGATGTCATTGACGCCACCTGCAATATGCTGTCGGCGCTGACGAACATCCCGCAGACGATTCTGTTTGGCCGGTCCCCGGCCGGCATGAACGCCACCGGCGACAGCGACTTCGAGAGCTACTACAACTTCGTGGAGAAGATTCAGCGGCTGATGCTGAAACGCAACCTCCGCACCCTGCTGGATGTCGTGTTCCGGGCGGGCATCGCTTCAGGTGATGTGGCTGAGGAACCCGACTATAAGCTGGAGTTCAAGCCGCTATGGAGCCTGAGCGATACCGAGCAGGCGGCGGTTGACCAGACCAAGGCCCAGACGGAGCAGATCAAGGCGCAGACCGCACAGCTCTATGTCGATATGCAGGCCATTGACCCCTCCGAGGTCCGCAGCCGCCTTGCATCTGATGAGGAGTTCGATGTCGAGGACATCATCTCCGAGGATGACGAGGATGATCTGCTGCATTCCTTGCTGGGCACCGAGCCGGATGCCATGAGCGACGTGGAAGCTGCCCAGAGGAATCTGGAGCAGGCACAGGCACCGGGCGGCGCAGAACAAACTAAGCTAAACGCAGATGGCGGTTCCGGCAGTGGAAACTTTGGCCATAAAGGACGCCCGGGAGAAATTGGTGGCTCTGCGCCATCAGATAATGTGACTCAAGAAATGAAGGAAAAACGTGCTGTCATCTCGCTAGAAAAGCCAACGGAAGAAAATGCTCAAAAAGCATTTGCGGATTATTCGCCCCTCAAGATTATTGAAAAGTATGGAGACGAGTTGTATGAGGCCGAAGACAGCGGTGATAAACAAAAGGTTGAGTTGATTCGGTCTAAAATCAACTCGGAGAATCTTCATGAACAAAGCAAATGCCTTAAAACGCTCGGGACATATATAGATGATGGATATTATGTTTCTGCTTCTCAATCCGAAGATTTGATGTCAGATGTGTATTCTCGTGGAACGGTCAATAGTAAGGTTGGGTGCTTTGACTTACAACCCGTTCAAAGTGGGTCAACGAGAGATTCCGTTCCCTCCGTCTATCTTTCTAAGGATTTAATTAGGATTTCTCCCGAAGAAATGAAAGCAAGAATTGCCTATCAAGCTGACAAAATTGGCTCCGACATAACGCTTGGAGGCATAAGCCATAGCGACGAAAATGCGATTAAGACGTACACTTACGCCAGTGCTGCAAGTGCCGCTTTAAGGCAGGGAAAAGAAGGCGACCAATCGAGAAAGATTAAAGATATTCTGTCAAGAACGGCATCGCCTTCCAGAACCGTATACAGAGGAGTAACAGGAGAATACGCTCGGAAGCTGCAATCCATGGATGTTGGAGATACCACAAAAGAAAAGGGATTCGCCTCAACATCTATGAATCGAGAGGTCGCAGAGAGTTTTGCTAAGAACGGGGTGGTTATGAAAATCTCGGTTCCGTCTGGATACGGTAAGAGCTTGTCGATTGGATATATCAGTCTAAAACCAGAAGAACAAGAGGTTTTACTCAACTCCAATGTAACCTTCCGCCTCGTTAAAAAGACAGGAAAAGAACTTACTTTTGAGGCCTTATGGAAAGAAAAAAATCAAGATAACAGCTTTGCGGATACGGCCCTCGATTATGAAAATTTGGATGCCGACACCGATTATGGCGTCGGCGTTCTCGTTGTTCAGGATGGCCGGTTCCTCTGCGGCACACGCCAAAAGGAAGGCTCCATCAGCGGGCCGGGCGGGCACATCGAAGCAGGGGAGTCCCCTGAAGATGCAGCCATCAGGGAAACGCAGGAGGAGTTCGGCATCAAGCCGAAAGGCCTCATCCCGGTTGCTTTCCTGAGTGACCTGAAACTGCCGTACTGCCCGTCCCATGTGTTTCTCTGCACGGATTTTGACGGCAGCATCCGGTGCGCTGATGGCGAGATGACCTCTCCGGGGTTCATCACCGCCGAAAAGGTGGCCGAGCTGTCCACTCAGAATCCGGAACGTCTGTTCCCGCCGTTTGCCCAGAGCATCACAGCGCTGCTCGACGTTTTATCGTCAAATCCCGGTTTGACATCGGATGCACAAAATGCTAAGATGAAAGATAGGATGGACTTCAACGAAGCCGACCACCCACGGGATGAAAACGGGCAGTTCGCAGAGGGCGAGGGTAGCAGCTCTGGCTCCACCGAAAGCGGGCCTGCGGTATCTCCCGAAGGCGAAAACGTCCCCTGCACTGGGTTTGCTTTTCCTGCAAGGCTTGAAGATCATGCCACCCGCCACGGGTTGGCTGAGATGGGCTATGCGACGAAAGAGGAATACCAGCAGAAGGGCATCGACTTTCTGAAGCAGCCTTGTGGCGGTGATGTTATTGGTTATGCTCGGCCTGATGGCGTAGTTGTTCGGTTCAACACCAAAACGACAGAGTACGCAACCGGTGTTCCCGGTGGGCCGCTTAAGACCTACATGAAAGCCAAGTGCAACCGAAAGACTGGCGAGGCACGGTCCGAAGTCGCCATGAAGTATTACGAGTTCAACAGGGAAAAGGACCTGAAGGAGGTAGACGATGAGCAAGGCAGTTAAATGCCCGGTATGCGGGCAGACCGAACTTGTCGATGACGGCGATGTCTGCGATGTCTGCAAGTGGTTCCATGACCGCTATCAGGAGGAGTTTCCTGATGAGGAGGACTGCGAGAACCACATGAGCCTGAACCAAGCCCGCGAGGCATGGAAGAACGGGCAGAAGGTGGAGTGATTGCAATGTACAACTTCATTGCAATCTACCGCATCCTGAGGTTGCTGGAGGATGCTGGATATATCAAGGTCTTCGGCCATAGAACGAGGATAACCCTTCGTGGACTGGAGTATCTACAACAGAATAGCCTGATGCAGCGAGCCGTAAGCCTCATGTGAGGTTTGCGGCTTTTCTGCTGTGTAAGAGCGACGGGAAACCACCGCTCTTTTTCTTTGCCCGAATTTCCCATCTCAAAAACGGAACGGAGAAAGAGCATGAACAAGGTTACGATTTACAGATATGACGAAAACAAACCCGTGCGCACCCTGAACCTGAACGGCGAACCGTGGTTCGTTCTGCGGGACGTGTGCGAAGTCTTAGGGCTGGGCAACAGCCGCATGGTTGCGGACCGTCTGGACGAGGATGAGAAGGGGGTAAGTCAGATTTACACCCTTGGCGGCGTGCAGAATGCCACCATCATCAGCGAGTCCGGCCTGTACAACGTCATCCTGCGCAGCGATAAGCCGGAGGCCAAACCCTTCCGCAAGTGGGTCACGGCCGTGGTGCTGCCCAGCATCCGCAAGAACGGCGGCTACATTGCCGGGCAGGAGGAGCTTTCCCCACAGGAGCTTATGGCAAAGGCCCTGCTGGTCGCGCAGAAGACCCTGACTGACCGCGATGCTCGCATCAAGGAGCTGACGGCGCAGAACCAGATCATGCAGCCGAAGGCTGAGTATTTTGACGAGCTGGTGGCCCGGAACCTGCTGACCAACTTCCGTGAAACCTTCCGCCTACTGTGTAAGGAACCGCCTGTTTTACCGCAGTTCACCGCATTGTAAACCGGCATCATGGCGATTGTAAACCGGAAAAGAGCCGCTTTTCCACCGCAATCACCGAAATGGTCGGAAAACGCAAAGCCCAGAATTGGCTGTTTTTGGAATATATCAACCTGTTTTTGGATAAATATTCAAAAATGGCCGAAAACAGGCCAAAATCCGCAGGAACGTCCACCGGACAATCCGGCGGAGCGTCCGACTATAACCGTACCTTACCCAACCAAACCGTAACCTGTTGTCAAATTTTCACTTCGTTCAAATTTGCCAACGGTGCAGGCGCGGGGCCGAGCATCAGGCAGGGGCTTTTTGCAACTGCCGCAAATAAAGCCATCCAGCGGCTTTCAAGCCTCTGACACAAAATTATCCCACAAGCACATTTTGGACGTTTCCCGGCACTCATTAGAAGTTCTCAGATGGCATTAAGCCATAATCTCAACTGCGGCGGTGCAAATCGCCGCTTTTTTGCTGTTCAGATCCAGAAAAGGAGGCGAAAACAGTGAATGATACCGTCCACGGACACATGGTACAAGACCTGCTCCGCCACCGCTTCGGCAGTCACGATAACCTGATATGCAAATATTCATCCAAGTACCCTGTGCAGGCGGAACGCGAGTTCCAGCGGCTCACCAATGCCTACATCCGTATCTTGAACGAACTGCTGAAGGAGTATCTGCCGGAGATCAGGGACGCGGCCCGCGCAGAGCGTGAAGCTGGTCAGCGCCATGATGACGCTTCAGACCTGATTGCAAAGGTCAAAACGGTTTTCTCCAAGATGACCGTGGAGCTGGAGCGGCGCACCTCTATGTTTGGCCTGCACAGCAAGATCGAGTCTATGGCAAAGCTCACGCGGAAGTTGAGCATCCGGGAGTGGAAGAAAGCCGTCAGGTCCACGCTGGGCATCGACCTGATGGATGACTACTACACCGGCGAGCTGTACAGAACGATGATGGAACGCTGGGTCGAGGACAACGTGGCGCTCATCAAGACCATCCCGCAGGAAAGTCTGGGGCGTATGCGCCAGATCGCACTGGAGGGCTATCGAAACGGCGAAACCACGACGACCATCGTCAAGCAGATTCAGCGGACGTACAGCGTAGACCGGCGGCACGCCCAACTGCTTGCCCGCGACCAGATCGCCAAGCTGAACGGTGACATCACCCAGCAGCAACAGCAGGACGCAGGCGTGGTGGAGTACGTCTGGTCAACCTCTGGCGATAGCCGCGTCCGCCCAAGCCATGCTGCGCTGAACCACAAGCGGTTCCGCTGGGATGACCCGCCGGTGGTCGATGAAAAGACCGGGCGGCGCTGTCACCCCGGCAAAGACTACCAGTGCCGCTGCTGCGCACTGCCGGTCTTCAACATCAAAACCGTTGACCTGCCGGTCACGAAAGGGGGCGATGGCCGTGGATGAAACCATCCTGTAAGACCTGAGAGGGGAGTTGTTCAATATGGAAAACGATATGAAGGTTCAGCGCTTTGACAGCCTGCCGCTGGATGCTACCTATTTCACAGATGAGGGCTACCTTGTAGACCATCCCATCGTGACATCGGTGGGCATTTTTGTTTATCACAACCCGGACGGTTCCGAGCGCCGGGAGCTGCGGTTGCCTGAAGAAGTCTTTGCTGAAAAGAGCCTTGCGTCCTACAAGGGGAAGCCCATCATCGTAACGCATGATGCTGGCTACGTTGACACAGACAACGTGAAAGAGGAGAGCATCGGCACGATTTTGTCGGAGGGCTACCGGGACGGCGATGATGTCCGTGCAGAAATCATCATCCACGACACCGACAGCCTGAAAAAGTACAAAATGCGTGAGCTGTCCTGCGGCTACAACCTGCGTCTGGACGAAACGCCCGGTGTCTGGGAGGGGCAACCCTATGATGCCATTCAGCGGGACATCGAAATCAACCATCTTGCTCTTGTCGATAAGGCGAGGGCTGGTGAACAGGCCCGGCTCAACATTGATGGGCAGGGCCACGACTGCATGAAAGGAGAAAAACTGAACATGGAAAACACCACCAAGAGAACTGATGGCGCTCCCACCCCGGAGGAGCTGGCCGCTGCTGTGGAGGCGTTTAAGAAACGCCGCGCAGAGCGTTCTGGTGCTGCGGCCGACGGCGGTATTACCGCAGAGCCGCCTGCGCAGACCGCCGGTGCTGCTGAAGGCGAACAGCCGGATGCAGTTCAGCAGGTCAAAGACCGCCGTGACCGCCGCGATTCTGAGGGCGACCCGGCAGATATGCCCGGCGCAATGGGCGTGATCGCGCAGCAGGACGAGGACATCGACACCCTGCTGGGAGTTATCGACGTTCTGAAAGCTGCTGGCACGACCACTGATGGCGCTGAGGGCGACTGCGGCGGTACTCAGACCGATGGCGACGGCGATGAAGGCAACGCCGATGAGGGCGGCGACGCCGCACAGGATAAGAAAGACCACGCAGACTCCGCCAACGACTTCCGTGAGCTGTTGCGCGTCGTCCGTGTCGGCGACCGCCTGAACATGGATGGTTTGGAATCCATGAGCGTCAAGGATGCCAAGAAGGCCGTTCTGGGAAAGCTGAAGCCCACCCTGCATCTGGACGGCAAGAGCGCCGCCTACGTCAACGCAGCGTTTGACATGGCCGTTTCCGAGATGAAGGAACGCAAGGACACCAACTATCAGCGTTCCCAGATGATGCACGGCGATGGCAAGCCCCCTGTGAAGCAGACCAGCTCCGCTTCCGAGGCCCGCCAGCGCATGATCGACCGCAGAATGAAGAAGGAGGAAAAGTAAGATGGGTGTTCAGAAAACCTACGGCTATGCAACCAGCAAGGGCGTTGCAGGTGGCATCTACGATATGTTCCACTACCCGGTGGACTCCCGTTTCAATGAGGAGGCGACCGGCAAGCTGCATTTCGGTGTCGGCGTTGTCACCGGCAAGGTTCCGGGCAGCGGCGTTGCGCTGCCGACCAGTGCAAGCACTGCTGATAACTTCGAGGGCGTTGTCATCAACGGCTTCGACCGCCAGCAGGATTTGGAGGGTAAGCTCTACGTCCTGAACAACCAGACTGTTGGCGTTATGCGCCGTGGCCGCGTTTGGGTGCGTCTGGCAACCGGCGCTGCACCCGCCTATGGTGATGCCCTGCACATGATCGTGGAAGGCGATGAGGCAGGCTGCTTCGCAAAGGAGGGCGGCATCGCAATTCCCGGTCGTTTCATCGGTGCGGCCAGCAATGGCGTTGCGCCGGTGGAGCTGTACGGCGTTCCTGCCGCGAGCGGCGCTGACGGTCACGCTGCATCCACCGACGATGCCAAGCCTACTGTCTGAGAGAAGGAGGACAAAATCAGATGAACACTAACCAGAAATCCATGAGATACGACCAGAACGACTACGACGCTCTGCTGCACTCCAAGATTCCGGCCGCTCTGGTCGAAACTCCGCAGATGAACTTCGATGATGCCAGCGATGCCTCCGTGTTCTTCGCCCGCGAGCTGGATTACGTCAAGTCTCAGTCCTACGATGTGGAGTACCCGGAGTTCACCGCGCTGAAGCTGTTCCCGGTCTCCAGCGAAATCAACCCCGGTGCCGAGACCGTCACTTACTACAGCTACGATAAGACCGGCATGGCGAAGATTATCAGCAACTACGCCACCGACCTGCCCCGTGCTGATGTGAAGGGTAAGCCCACCACCGCCATCATCAAGTCTCTGGGTGACAGCTACGGCTACTCCATTCAGGAAATGCGTGCCTCTGCTATGGCAGGCAAGTCGCTGGATGCCCGCAAGGCTGAGTCCGCCCGCTACCAGATCGACTACCTGAACAACAAGATCGCGTGGAATGGCGATGCCGAGACCGGCCTGCGCGGCGTTCTGTCCAAGGACAACGATGTGCCGCTGTACGTCCCTGCAACCGGCGCAAAGGGTTCTACCAAATGGGCCGACAAGACTGAGGACGAGATTCTGGCCGACATCACCGGTATGCTGAAGCAGGTCGCCCGCACCACCAAGAAGGTGGAGAAGCCGGACACTCTGGCCCTGCCGTCCGAGGCGTATATCGAGATTCAGAACCGCCGTATCGAAAGCACTGCGACCACCGTGCTGAAGTACATTCAGGATAATATCACGGATATTGCCCGCATCGTCTCCTGCCCGGAGCTGGACCCCGACAGCGTGGACACCAACCCGTATGCGGCAGAAAGCGATGGCAAGGGCGTTGCGCTGCTGTTCAAGAACGACCCCCGTAAGTTCACCATCGAGAACCCGCTGTCCTTCATGCAGTACCCGGTTCAGCCTGAAGGTCTGGAGATGGTCGTTCCCTGCGAGGCCCGCACCGCAGGCGCTATCATCTACTACCCCATGTCCATGCTGATTGCTACTGGCATCTGCTGATTCACCCGTGGAGCTGCCGTGTGTTTATGCGGCGGCTCCTATCTTTTTGTAAAGGAGCCATGATATGAAACTGAAGAATATCGGAAACAAAATCATCAGCATCGGCGCTACCGTGATCCTGCCGGGTGAAGCCAAGGAAGTCACCGGCTATGATGACAACGAGATCGTGAAGTTCTTCATCGGGCAGGGAAACCTGTCCGAGGTCAAGAGCCGCACTGCTGCGAAGGAGAAATAAGTCATGGAAGATGCCGTCAGAATTTTCAGGCTGGTTGCCACCGAGTTCGACGTGCTGAACGATGAGACCGTTGAGGCATGGCTGAACCTCACAGCGCCGCTCATCAGCAAGAAGGTGTTCGGGAAGCTGTATGACCAAGCCATCGCGCTCCTGACGGCACATCGCCTGAAAATGGCCGGCTATGGCGACAACCAGTACGGAAGCGTAGGCGACGCTCTGCGCGTTGGAAGCTACACCGAGGGCGAAACGTCCGTCAGTTTCAACGTAAATCAGGGAACCACCCTGATGGCGGATGCTGAACTGGCGCTGACGCCTTACGGTCTGGAGTATCTGACGCTGCGGCGGTTGGTCGTGATCTCGATTCATTCTGCGGGTGAATGCCGGTGACCGGCGGGTGGGACCGGTTGACCCCAGAGGGGGAGAAGTTCTTCCGGCAAATTGATGAGCTTCAGGACAAGGAGGTCTTTGTAGGCTTCCAAGCGGGCAAGGTCGCGGATGACCGGGGCGTTGATATGGCGCAAATCGCCATGTGGAACGAACTGGGAACCTCGACCGCGCCCTCCCGGCCGTTCCTGCGCAAGAGCGTTGATGAGAACGCCGACCCCATCAACGCCATGTGCGCCCAGCAGCTAAAGTCCATTACTGCGGGCGGAACGGCCGAGCAAAGCCTGAAGCAAATCGGCGTGTTTGGCGTTGGTTTAGTTCAAGAGAAAATCGAGAGTGGCAGCTACGAGCCGAACGCTCCCTCCACCATCCG